GAGATGCCCATCCCGCCCTTGGACTTGGGCGTCGTCATCAGGTAGGCCGTGCCATGCGCAGGATTGGCATCTCCGTCGATGTTGGCCTTGGCACTGTCCATGCCCGTGGGAGTGGGACAATGGCGGACCACGAAATGCCACTCCTTCATGTATTTCAGCGTGCCAATATACATCTTCTCCAGGACCGTGTAGCACATGCCCCGGAAGCCAGGGGCTGACTTGCCGCGCTTGGCCGCGTAGTAGGCATTGCCGGTCTGCGAATCGGAACCAAAGTAGAAGGACAGCTTGCCGGAGATGCCGCCCTCGCTCTCCTTGCCGCCGAACAGGTTATCCAGCGCAATGGTCTTCGTGGTTCCGCTTGCCGAGTATGTCCAGGGGAACGAAACCCCAGCATCAGCGAAGCTCTTGTCGCCTACGATGATGTCCAGCACGGCATCAATCGTAGTGGACAGGCCAAGCACACAGCCACAGAAATACTTGCAGCCCACCTTGACCTTCTTCGCACCGATGCCCATGAAGCCACCCGACTTCTTCTTGATGGACTTGGAGCTGACATCCCCGAACCAGAGACAGTTAGGTCCGCGAAGCCTGCACGTTCCCAACACGATGGGGATGGTCTTTCCCTCCTCGGCTGAAGGCTTGGTCCACGAACCAGAATCCTTGAAGCCAGAAGGCGCTTTCTGAAGGATGGCGGATACCGCGCTGAACGCAACCCACATCCAGAACATGAACCACGTCATAGGATGCCTCCTTCGCCGAAGGGACTGGTATCGGGAATGTCATTGCACCCGAAATAGTTGTCCTTGTTCCCATACGCCTCACAGGCTTCTTCTGTGCCCATGCAGCCAGGGTAGGCGATCACGTTCATGCCACTGGCCAGACCATCGAGCGCGTTGAACAGTGTGACCGTGTTTCCAACATGTGAGAGGATGGCCACGCTGGTCCCACAAGCCTCGATCCATCCACCATTGAAATAGCCATCAGCCTTCGTTGCGAATGCTGGAGACGTGATGGTGACGCCAGAGACAGTCGCAAGCGTAGCGTTGAGGAAATAGTCCTGCCGTGACAGCCTGCACCCATCGTCGAAAATCTGATGCACGCAGCCGGACTGCCAGCATAGCGAGGGGATCTTCTCCTTCAGCGCGTTATGCTCCGTGACGGCCTCCAGCTTGCACGCCTCCTCGGACACTGCAGACTTGATGACCCCCGTGAAGGCTGTAGTGATTCCAGAGTCGCCAACATGCCCGCGATAGACGACCACGGACACAGGTTGCGGAGGAAGGAAGGACCTGAACAGCAGCGCGATCTCGTGATCCACCGGAAGCGTGATGGTGATGGTGTCGCTGGAAGTCTCCTCGTTCTTCTCGATGCCTGTCACGTCGATGGCTTCTGGGGCATAGGTGTTCAGGCCGATGGTGATGGGTGCGTCATGGCTCGTATAGTAGCGATCCTCTGTGCCCCAGGAGAACCATATGGCCTCCCAAGGAGCGCCGCCGTAGATGCTGTTTTCCATGCTGTCGTAGGTCATGCCGGAACCTCCAAAGGAAGCTCGATGAATCCGAGGGTGCTCTCCGTCTTGGAGTCGGTTGCGTAGGACAGGCTCAGCTTGTCGTCGGTGAGTCGAACCAGCATCAGGAACGATACAAGGTATCCCTTGGAAAAAGCGACGCCAAGCGAAGCATCAAGCGTGAGCGTTTCGGTGTCGGCGCTTGTGGCCACAGCATTCGTCACCTTGCGGCAGTAGATCACCCGCGATGGCGTGATGAAGGCCAGCCTGCGTCGAGCATTGGCCGGAAACATCAGGTCCGTGTAGCGGATGTTCTCGATGGTGAAGTTCAGGTCCGTGGAGGCCATGTCCGCCGTGAGTTGTAAATCGCGCCTCCAGGTGGGAGCCCAGAAGGGCACCGCCGAGCCCTTGCGCGCGAGGAACCACGTCTTCAGGGCTGCGATGTCGGCATGCGTGTAGCAAGGCCACGCGAACGGGATGCTGTATCGTGGCTGTGCATCCAGGGCTTGATGCCACTGCTTACCATAGCCATGGTCGATGCCAAGCATGGAACGCGCAAGGGCATCTTCGCGATCAGGCGTGCCCATGGGCTCCTTCTCTAGCAGATTGAAGCCAGCGTAATCGGTCATGTCAGGGCCTCACAGGCGAAGGTGAACGTGTTGGCGGTGAGCCAGTTCGTAGGTCTGCCCAGCGACTGTTCATCGGAAAGCCTGCCACGCCTCAGCGGCACAAGCCACGCTCCCGCAGGCCACGCCGACAAGGCGGCAGATGCAAGCGTGAGCTGTGACGCAGTGAGCGTAGATATGGCGAAGGCCTCAAAATGATGCTGATCAACCCATACCATGCACAGGCCGTCAGCCTCGAAGGATGGCAAATTAGTGAAGGTGCCTGATGCTGTAGTTCCTCCAATCGGGATGTCCACAGTGAGGAGCGTCTTTTCAGGCCATACGGGCACGCCATAGAGCTGATGGCTCCATCCGTAGAGCAGAGTTTCGAGCGCAAGCGCGTCACGGTTCGTCTTGGACAGCACACGGAAACTTAATTCGTAGCGCGGAATGGTGCGGAGCTGCATGCGATGCTCGGAGGTATCCAGCCCTTTCGTAATCACCGTCTTGAATTCCAGTGTCTCGTTGTATGGCTCGCTCCAATCCATGCATGGCGAGAACACCTGGATTCGAGTACCTGTGATAGTGCTAACAATGCCAGGTTCGCCGCCAAACGACCACGTAATCACATTGGCCACGTTCATCGATCCGTTCCTAGGCATGACTGCTGCGTAGACTGTGGATTCGCCAGGGCCGAATACGCCGGACTGGCGCCCGACTAGCTTAAGACCGCCGATGCCAGAAATGACGACTGATGCCAGGGTCTTCTCCTCGCGCCTGTGGCTGTTCCACACTTCGATGGTCCATTCCCGCTGTGCAAGGATGGAGCCAAGCGCCGTCTGTGTAGGCAGCACGTTCACAAGATCGAAGATCGTCTCGCCAAGGCAGGCTTGCTCAACGCCTACATAATCAACATGCGACCGCGTGGGGCTCCCAGAAGACATAGATCCGATATGATCACTGGCGTTGATAACGATAGGCCCAGTGACAGGTTGAAATTCCAAGTTGACCAAGTTGCCAGTCAACACGGCCTGCTGAATAGCCAGCAGCCCCATCGCCGCAGTCCCAGCATAGTCAGTCATCATGCCACCTTCTTGACCGCAAATTTAGGAAACACGATATAGTGATCCGCTCCGCGCACCAATTCAGCTCCTAACGACATGCCATGCTCAGTCGCTGTGCAGGCATAGATTTTAGGAACTCGACCGATTAGCGAGTAGCCACCTTCAGCGCGAGTTACATATAGGTGAATTGGAGCTAGAAGATGCTGAAAGTTACCTGCATTGAATAGACGATTCTGAAACTCACTGGTGCTTGAATCAGAATTGCCATATCCACCATAACAAGGAATGCCTGTAGGCGGAACATTCAATAGCGTATTCAACGACTTAAAATTCAATGGTGTGTAGATTCGGGCATCTAGCGTAGTGCAGTCAGCATCGGTAGTATTCGTTGTAATGTAGGAACCTTCACCAACGCCTATCCATTGATTCAAAGTGTTGTCTACATCGATACGCACAAGTGCCGCATGCTCTTGACCATTGTAGAATGGTGCGGGTGCTATTGTTGTATACCCAGCCGTGTATGGAGCTGTGACGCCAAGTGTCGATGAATTAGAAGCAAAAAAGTAAGCTCCACCTGTCCAAGTCCCAACCTTAATGACGTTGCCCCAGCCAAGGTAACTGGTAATACCGGGATAGCCCTCTATTACAATGATGATGTTGTCGTTTTCATCACTAAAACAATATAAGCCATTCAGTGGCCCGCACACGCTTCCTGCAGATCCTAATTTTACGCAAGGGCGCATTCCAAGATTGGCGTCATGCCAAGTCCTTGGTGATCCAGGCTGCACACTCCAATCTTTAGATGAATCAAAACCTGTGGACAAATTTACGAATATCCCCCAGCCCGAGCCATACCAGAAACCAGAGCCAGCAGTCTCATTATGAAAAGCGCGCAAATTAACATACAAATTGTTCTTGCTAAGATGCGCGCGCCAACCATTGCCACTTGCCTGAGACATATTGACCGCCCATCCGAGCGATTGCAGCCACACAACGATCTTTTGTAACGCGTCAGTAGGAGATGTGAGAGTGTCATGGTAGTAGGACATTGTTTCCTCCTAGACAAGCCTGAATGCTGCAAAGTCGCTACGGTCTGATCTGTAGATGTTGGGCACTACGAGCCAGCGTTCTCTATTGGAGAGGATGATATTCTCCGCACTTTGCAGATAACCAGGCACAGCAGCGACGCCTGTCAGCTCGCCATACTGCGCCGTCTGTTCGTTGGGAATGATGGGGAACAGCGGATACGTGCCGTCCATGTTCGTAATGGTGTAAGTGAACGAGATCGGTCCACTGACGAACGGCCACAGGCCGCCATCAGGCTCAGCGGTTCCACCTTGGAAAGTCTTCCAGGTGCCGTCCATCTTGCGCACCAGGAGTGGTGAGCTAGACCCATTGAGCCCCTTCCAGAATGCGCTGTGCTCGTTCCCCGTGTAACTCCACCGCCAGCTCGTGGATGTCGTAGCGGGCTCTGTGGAAAAGCGTGCACTGCCACCGATGAAGAGCGGATAGGGATGTGCTCCGGGGTTCATATACTTGTCAATGAAACCCATGTAGCCGCTCTCGTAGACAGTGCCCACAGCCGCGACAATGGCGACGTGCGCGCCATCCGCGATGAACCAATACGGGATGTTGCCGCTGGTAAGGAACAGGTGATTGACGGTCATCGCGCCGAGCTGATTGGCGAACGTTAGCCCAGACGTGAATCCGACGAAGGCTCCGAGTCTCCAGTTGTAATAATCCGTGGCGACGTGGTAGTAGGGATAGACACCGAAGTAGATGTCGTCCATGTTGGCGTTGCCGGGGGCCTTCCAAATGCAGCCAGCATACGCGACGTTGGGACCGAGAAGCGTTTCGTAGAGCCCGAACCCGGCGACGGTAGTATTTACAGTCGATCCATTGTTCGCCGTGATGTTGATTCTGAATCGTTTGGCTGTGATGGACGCAGCCAGCGTGAAGTATCGCCTCTGGCCCTGGGACCATGCCGTCTGACCTGTCTGCGTGTCACCCACGACCCACGCCGACGTATTCTCGTCATAATACTCTAAAGTCCAAGCCGCGGGACAAGTCGTAGGCGCCGAGACATCGCCTCTCATCTGGAGTGCATACTGGACGATCTCATGGGCTGATCCGAACTCAACCTCCAGCGTGCCAGTGAGTGTAAGATTATCAGTTCCCCAATACGTATTCGCATCGCCATCGAAGGCGAACATCGTTCTGGCTGTATCGCTATAGACGCTGGAGCTGGCGTAGCTCACGACATCGCTCTGGGACTCGTAAGGCGGAGTCATGACGAACGATATGGTGTCGCCCGACTGCCACTGCGTCGAGCCCTGAGACACGAGAAAATTCACGACGCTGCTCGTGTAGTCAGTGCCCACCGTGCCAGCGGCAAGCGCACCTGTGACGCTGCCAGCAACATTGAACGCGGTAGGTCCAGTGAAAGTGATGGTGATCGTCTCCTGCACCGAAGCAGACGTGCCGATGATGTTGTCGATTCTGCCATCGCCAGATCCGGTGTAGACCGGCGGAATATTGTGACCCTTCAGGAGAAACGCATTCAGACGCTTCAGTAGGTCCAGAAATCCTGATGCGGTGTCATGTTCCCAGCTCATCGCCTACCTCCCAAGTGCAGAGTTGAAACGCTTGGCGTTCTTCTTCGCGTGATTGATGCTGATTCGAGCACCTTCATCACTCTCCATGATCTCATAAATAATTCCACGATCCAAACTCAACCCGAGATTAATACTATGAATGAGTTCTTTTGTTGTCGAAGAATTAACTGGTTGAACAAGTCCCCCGTCAGCAAAATTATACAGAGGACGACTTTTTAATCCATTCAAGGCATCAAGGAACGGCACACCAAGTGCCCGAACAGCCACAGCACGAAGGACATATTCACCATTGGATAGACGACGTAAGATAGAGTCTGATGTGCTTGTACCAGGTCCGGTAATCAGACCTCCTTCAGCATTACCCGCAATGGAACTGGCAGCAGAACCAAGGGCAGAGCCAATTGAACTTCCGGCTCCAAACCAACCCATCATACCTTCAAGAGCCTTAACCGCTAGCATCTTAGTAAGCATTTGCTGCAAAGCCTGAACAACTGTGTAGGCTAGGGACCTAAAAGCTTGCCCCACAGTCTCCGTGCCATCAGCCACAGCATCCATAGCTGTTACAAGTCCGTTTGCAAAAGCATCCGCACCAGCTTCTTTTAGATTGTAATACTCATCAGACAGTCTCGTAATCTTGTTTTGAATTCCCTGAATCTCAATCTGAGTTGTTTGTGCAGCTGCAAGAAACTCAGGATTATTAGGATTGGAATCAATGATAGCTAGTTGTTTTTGGTGAATCTCTTCCAAAATAGGAAGCCACTCACGATAAATTTCAAGTCGTTTTTTATCTGAGTTAGTTGGTCCTTCTACACCACTTTCCTGGACATTTGTGACGATGGAAAGTCGATTTTGAATTTGAGTTTGCACCCGCTGATAAGTCAAACTCAGATCTTCAAG